TTTCCTACATTCGAGACATAGGGAATTCCGTAAGTGACATTGACATCTTTTATCTTGCCGAAATAAGCCGCGTAATTTCCGTCTGTGACATTGGGTGACCAGATGCGTATAAATGTGCCTGGAATCATTGCCGTATTGGGGCTTGCGTAGCCGTTGGGGTATCGGACAACAAATGATGCTGTGCTTGCGCTGTATTGGTCAAGCATGTATTGGCGGCCAATGTTGTATGCAATGTTTTGCACATTGGACAGTTCGACCCATGTACCCGTATTTCCAGTAGTGGAATACTCAACCTTGTACGACAGTGGCATTAGTACGCGTTGCTTATCTTGATTGGCACGGAACCGTTTTGGCGCATGTAAGTACGCAGAGCTGCCACCACTGCGTTGGGGTCTCCACCGTTCACATGAATGGTCACATTGGTGCCACCGATACCGCCTGCACGGTTTAGTGGGATTACAGCTTCAGGACCTGCTTCGCCAATCATTGCGAGGGTTGGGCCCGTGACGATGCCACCATCAGCCAGCATCGGAATATCAGGCACATTGAAGCCCTTACCACCGATGCCTGGCACCCAGCCTGGAATTGTGAACGACATTTTGCCCACAGTGTTATTCCACAGTGAAGCGATGCCATTAAACAACACTTTGAACACGCTGTAGACCACCTGGAACTGAAACTTAATGCCATCAACCCAAACGCCTATTGCAGATTTTAAGAAATCGAATACTGCCGCTACGCCATCGCGAAACCAGGCAAATTTGTTGTAGGCGATGATTAGGCCCGCAATGATGGCCGTAAACACGATAAGCCCCGAAGCCACTTGTACAGCCGTGAATGAAGTAGCCAGAGCGCTGTTGAGAGCCGTTGTAATGACCGTAATTGCCTTCCAGGCTGTCATGGCCGCATTGGCCGCTGTAACGGCCACAGCGATGCCTGTAATGGCCCCAGCGATAACCAAGAATGTGGTGGTGTTGTCTTGGGCCCACTGGCCGAAACCTTGAAGAACGGGCAACAATTTGTTGACCGCTGGCAACAATGCAGCACCGATGGATTCTTTAGCTTCGTCAAGGCTGATTTTCAGTGACTTCATTCCGCCCGCAGCGGTTTTTGCTGCCTTTTCGCCAGCCCCACCAAATGCCTTATCAAGGTCTTTGATGTAGTCAGCGCCCGGAACCGTTACAGCATTTAATTTTGCCTGCGCTTCTTTGAGCGCTTCGAGCTTCTTTGCAATGTCTTTCGTGTCACCACTAGCAAGGGCTTCGTTGTAAGCCGCTTGAGCCTTCATAGCTTTCTTGGATTCTGTGGCCTGGTCCATAAGGGCGCGCGTGTTATCGCCCATCGGAATGCCAAGTTTTTTAAGTGCTGCGTACTGGCCCTGTTCAGCCTTTGAGAGCGCCATAACTACACCGCTCAAATCCTTGCCCGTGCTGGCACTGATGTCTTGGGCAGTCTTAAAAAGTGTCTGCGCTCGAGTTACATCACCCGTAGCCCTGACAAGTTGGGCCAACGCCGGACGAACCTCATCATCGGCCACAGCCCGAGTTTTACCCATCGCAGTAACAAATTTTTCCACCGAAGCAATTTGAGCATCGGTTGCACCAGTTGACTTCTTTAACTGATTAGCCAACAAATCTTGCGCGGCTGCATCTTCTATTGCGCCTTTGGTTGCATCAAACAATGCTGCCCCGACACCCGCAAGTGCAGCTGCCGCAGGTAACGCTGCCTTCTTAATTGCAAATTGCGCTTTCTGTGAAGTTGTTTCTAGGCTCTTAAATTCTTTGACAGCCTTATCAATGCCCTTCGAATTGAATTCACTGATGATGGGAATATAAAGAGCCATTACTGAACCAAGTTCCTATTCACTTGCGCTAAGACTTCTTCAATTGCATTCAAAATGTCTTTAGTGGCCTGGCCGTAAATATATGCGCGGGCCCGCCACATGCCGCGCTGGGCTTTCCCGTAACCAATGTCCAGCTTCTTGACGAACTGCGAACTGTTATCGCGAAGGCCCGCAATGTCAAACAAAGCACCGCCAGCGTCTTTTTGAATCAAAGTCACCAGCGGGCTAGAACCGTTGCGCGCACGCCCGCCCACCTGAATGGTTACACCTTTACGAACCTTTTTGGGGTCATATGCCAAACGCGCCCCGCCCTTGCGGGTGGGGGCCATGCCAGGAAGCGGTGGCATATCGGGGTAACGGCTAGCCGCTTCTTGCACCATTCCAGCGCCACCAGCTTTGATTTTATTCACAGCCTGGAATTTGGTTTTGCTGTCAATCTTCTGAAGTTCAGCCAGCGCTTGCTTCAGCCCGTAAATTTCGGTTGTCGCTGTAACGCTCATTTGGCCTTCTTCCTTGATTCATTGATGATGCTAATGCAGGTATTCAAGTCGGGAATATCAAACGGTATTTCAGGCGGCCAAAAACCTGTTTCCACCAACAGTGACGCTAGTGAATGTCGGTATGTGCCGCCTCGGTAGGGTTTGTTTCTTCCTCATTTACGACCTCAAGCGACACCAGCGATTCAATGAATTGGTCAAACACGATGGGCACTGTGATGCCAGCAATTTTGGCTGATTCGTACGCCATGAACGCTAAATCTTCCATGCCGATACCGCCATCTGTTAGTTGGCTGGCTTTGCGTTTGAATTTGCGTTCCCAGTTGACGATGACCATCAAATTGGTTTTGACTTGAACGGGGCCGTGCCCGGTGTCGATTTGCAGTGTGAGTTGCATTGTCGGCTGCTTTCTGTGTTAAGGCGCTGTGATGTCGCGCGCAAAGGTTCCACCCTGGAATGTCAATTCAAACATCGAGAGCTCGCCGTAGTTGCCGTTGATGGGCTGGTACGAAGCCAAGAAACAATTTGTAATTGTGTATTCAGGGTTGCTTGCTGATTCGGTTACACCGGCAGGGCTGATGACAATCGTGGTTGTGCCAGTGCCCAGAGCTGCGTTCATTGTCTGCTCAATTGATGTTGCGCCGTAGTACGCGTAGCAGGTCAAGGTGACTTCGACATTTTGAAGGCCCTTAACGAATTGGTGGCCCTGGTCTCCGAAGCTGGTTGATTCGAGAGGGTCATAGCCCACTGTGATTGCTGCCGAAGAAGTCACTGATGTGGCATCGAAAACTGTGCCCGATGTTGCTGGCGTGATGTTTACGGTTGGGTTGGTCAGGTAGGTGGTGCTGCTGGTGGCCATTTTTACTCCTAGTTTGTTTGGTGTTGTCGGGCCACCGCTTATTTAGATTATGTCAGATTGATTGTGATTGCAGGCGAATTGTCAGGTCATACGCGGGGAATTCTTGCCCGCCGATAGCGGCTAATGCAGGGTTTCCGCTGATTACTGCAACATTCTTTTCGAGAAGGCTGGCCGAAATGGAAAGCAACGGGCGCAGCGCGTCAAGGTTGCCCGGGCCGATACCGATTACGCGCACGGGGAAAGTCATTGTGACGATGTGGTTATTGAACGCTTGAAAACTTGGGGCATCAATGAACACACAATTGCTATTGAGATTGCGTGGGTCCGTAACTACTCGAAGGCCCGAAATCGTGGCAAGCGTTGTAGCCAAATCATCAATGGCTTCGTTGAAAAGGTCGGTATAAGCCATTAGGCCACCGCTGGTCTGTCAACGCCCAACAGCTGCTTCACCATCGGGCTGAAAGCGTTAGTGGTGATTGACTGGCCCATCGAATCAAAGCTGGCGAACTGGTCAATAGAACCGCGCTGGCGATAGTAGGCCGAAGCCAGCATGATGGTGCCTAGCGTGACATCGCCCGAAGGGCTGGTGCTGAGGCTGTCAAAATACCCGGCTTCTTGTCTGCGCCTGTAAGCCACCTGATTAGCCCCTGAGACACATTGTGCCAGGAAGGTCGTTTCATCGGCGCTTGGGCTTGTTAAAGCCAAGTACAGCTGTGTTTGGGCGCTGGTCACCCAAGTGCAGGTTTGCGTATAGGTCAGCGTGCCCGGTGGGGTCACCGCTATGCGCTCAAGGTCACTGCCCGCATCGTAAAACAACACCTGGTTAGGGATAGGCACATTTGCATCAAGCTGCAAATTGCCTTGAGTATCGGTACCGATGAATTCGTATTGGGGAAGGGCGTAGACGGTGTGCGTGCCGTCTAGCCCATTCCCCAATCCGCTAATCGTGATGGATTCCCCGATTGCAATATCGGTTGCTTCAAGTGTCTGAATAACTGCGTAGTTATCCAAGCGCTGATTAAAAATCACACTGTAGGTAGCCATAACGGCAACCCGCCTTTCGACTAGGCCTGGGTGATTTTGCGAATCATGCCAGGGATTGCAGCAAATGTTGATGCATACCCGTGGAATGACATTGTGCGACCCAATACTGCTGGAACTTCAACAGACATAAGGCCCTGGATTGATTCGTAATACTCGTACGCATCGCCCTGGCCCTGACCAACGCGGGTGATAATCATGGTCTTAGCCGCAAAGTTGCTGTCCACGACGAGTTGCAAACCAAGTGGGTTGCCGTTCCATGAAGCTGCGTTCTGTGCGCCCAACGCGTTGTAGCCCGAAAGGCCGTTTGCAATGAGTGGGAATACTGGTCGGCCGTCTGAACCGATGAGCTGGCCCAATTGTGCCCATACATCAACAGAAACGAACATGTGAGTGGGCAACCAGTTGCGACCGTTTGAAATGTCCGATGCTGCGTCGTACACGCTCTTAAGAAGGTCGGTTACTGTGCCGTCCCAAACGCCCGAAGAAGTTGCAGCTGCAAGAAGGTTGTCGGCTGCGAGATTGTCCGAAGCAATCATGTATTCGCCCATAAGGTCATTCAAAATGAGTTGCATTGCTGCGGGGCTCGTGAACGAGATGTCTTGTGAGGACAAGGTCACTTGCCCCGCAAGGGTAGTTTTGCTAACCGAATTCGCTGCAATGACCATTGTTGTGGCTGATACTGCCGAAAGTTCAGTCGACTGTGTGCCCACGCTGGTGTGTGTGGTGATGGTTGGGCGAATGAATGTTTTTTGTGTGTTGCCGTCGGGATAAGCGCGAGCGCCCACGACCTCAACCACAGGACGCAGGAAATTCAGGTCTTGTACCAATGGGCCCAGCACATTTACATTCAAGAGGCCAGGTGTGTCCGAGCTGAGGACATCGCCAGCCGCGGCTTGAAGTGCTGTGCGCTTTGTTGCTGCGTACTCGGCTACGGCCTTGTTCATGTTTGCAAAGGTGTCACCACCGATGTGCATTGCGGCCATGAATTCACCAGCTGTTGGCAAAACGAATTCGCGCTTAGCGGCTGCAAAGATTGGCTGTGTAGGGATAGCTGCTGCTTCCACTACTTCAGGGGCTGGTGTTGATTCCATTTCTTCCGTCTCCTCGACTTCTTGGGTATCTGGATTATCGCTGATTTTGTCGGGTTCGTGTTGGATACTTGCCGCCACTTGAGTGATGGTAGCACCCGCGCCAAAGGCCCCGTGTGGAACTAGTGATAATTCTGTCCAGGCTGCTTTGTCAATCAACATCACGCCCGCTTCGTTATAGCTGAATTCGAGTGGTGCGATTCCAACGCTCACCTGGTCATAGACATTCTCGAGCGCCAATTGCAGGCTTTCGTTACCTAAATCAGTGTTGGCAATTTTTGCCTGGAACAGCATGCCTTCGGGCGTGTCCTGGCGGGCGATGACTGTGCCGATAGCCTTGTCAGGTGAGTGCCCTACAAAAAGCTTGGGGTTTGGGCCATCTTCGGGAAGTGCGCCAGGGGACAGCATGATTTCTGTGCCGTCCGAAACTGTTGCAACAATGCCATATGGCGCTGCGATTCCGCTGATGGTGCGGCGTGGGGTTCCGTCAGGCGCTGCCGCGTCAACGGTGACATTGGTTGCAATGAATCGAATCATGCCATTTCCTCTTGTGTGTTTTCAGCGGGCATATCGCCCGTATCCATTTGGTCTGCTACTTCATTCTCCATCAGAAAATCGTCTGTGTCGAAGCAGACATATGTTCCGCGTGGAAGAACATTGTTTCCTGAAAGCGTTGCGCTGATGCATTCGGCGTAGGCCTTAACGCCGAAGATATACAAATCGGCGCGTGCCTGTTCTGATGACTGATAGCTGTATGCGCCCGTACTCACCCCAACTAAATAAGGCGGCACATTTGTGAGCCTGGCGCATTCCAGAGCCTGATAATTAGCGGCATCAATTAGCAACATTTTGTCCGGTGTTGCTGTTGTTTCTGTGTAGCTCAAAAACTCATTAAGTGCAGCTGTCTGATTCGTTGCTCGAGCCGCATTAAAAGCACTAGCCAAATCGGCAAGTTCTGATGCGCTTAATGGCTCACCGCCAGTTTGCTTCAAAACGCCCGCAGGTATTGACGATTCAGCATTGCGGTATCGCGCCGCTTCAAGCTTCAGCGCAGTAGCAACAGTCTGTTCAGACATATACACAATGCCCTGAATAGGGCTAAGAAATTGCACAACATCTTTCGGGTCAAGCATGTTGCCCTGGAAATAAATTTCTTGTGATGGGCCGTACCACACCGGGCCAGCCTGGTCAGGGGTTTGCACAGAGCCCGCAGGCAAGCGGGTAAATGCTGCGGGGAAACCGTCTTGTGTCCTGCTGGTGATATACCAAAATGCGCGGCCATAGAAGAACAAATCATCAAATGTCCAAGCCATAAGAAAGTTGTAGGTATTGCTCGGGTCAGGCTGGCGCAACCATGAACGCGGCGCTATATAGACCTCTTCCATTTCCTGATTGGCTTCGTTCCAGCGTTCGTTATACATTTTCAAAGGCATCGAAGCAATCACTGAGGCCATCAAATCTCGAGCGCGGGAAATGGTCGCAACGCTCATAGCACGGTTGCGTGCTTCGCCTTCGTAGTAAGTGTAATACTGCCCAATGAGGTTCACGCCAGCCTGGTTAGGTACATACCCGCCAGCCGCTGCCGCTTTAGCCGTTGAAGGCAGGGGACTAATCGCCGCTTTTGTCACTCGATTGAATAAAGGCATATTCCGATTATCCCACTTTTAAAGATTGCATGTGGCAATGCCCTGCCGAATCCCGACAGAAACGCCAGGGCACTACCGCCGTTATCTTACCTACCCGCAATAACCAGCATGGGCTTTCCAGACTGCTTCGGGCGTGACGCGAGCGCAGCTGCCCAAATCGTGCAGCGGGCCAATTCAATAGGGCCAGGGCTGCGCTTCGAGCTGAGCGCCAACGCGTTTTGCTGGGAAATTGCTACGGCCCTGTTCATGTGTTCAGCCAGGTTCGACTGGCCCTGATGCAGAATGCGGCCGTCGTTAATCATGCCCTTAATCAAGCTGGTGTACTTCAACAGTTCGCCGTACCCCACTACTTTGACCCTGCGTTTAAGCGCCAACGGGACATGATGTTCAAGGGTTGGCGTGACCGCCAGCATCACTTGGGGATTAGCACACGCAGTTATCAGTGCTTCCTGCATTTCAGCCAGTGACTGCACTACGAATTCAACATTGACATGAGCAACGCCGACATCATCGGTAGCGGCCCTGACCGCCACATAGCGCGACCCGTCAAGGCTCGAATCAACAGCAATCCAACCGCCTTCGGGCCCTGGAATATCCGACAAGCACGAATCCCACTGGCCCGGCTGAAGCCAGCAAGCGTCAGCGTTCACAAACTGGTTCAGCGAACCACGAAGAAATGATGACCTGTCCGGGTGTTCCGCATCAAGTAGCAAAGATTCCAAATCAAGGGTGTGGCCCAAAGCGGGATTGGCCCAGCCCCACCAGCGTGTGTCCATCACATCAACACCCGGTGGTGGTGACCATTCCGCAAAGTAAAAACTGCCCTGGCGTTTTTCATCAATGAGCTGCAAACCCTGTTCGCGATAACGCAACATGGCAATCGAAGCTTCAGTGCCTGCCGTGCTCGTCATCATCATGATGGGCGAACCGCCAGCTGTACGAACATTACGGGCCTTCATCGTGGGGCGCAGAGAATGGGCAAGCACCTGGTCATCGACCGCGTAGATTTCGTCCACCCAAATAAGGTCAGCCGATAGGCCCATGCCTGCCGAAGGTGTTGCAGCCTTAACCAGCCAGCGCGACCCATCAGGCATTTCGCAAGTGTTACGACCATAGGCCCGCTTCAAAGTTGCCCCGAAATATTCCTGCAGAATCGGGGCCACAATTTCAAACTGACGAACCGCAAGCGTCAGTTCATGCGCCGAATTCACAACGGTTTGTGGCTTGCCTCGAAGCTTCGCGATGCTGGTGAGCCAGGCCCCTAAAACGGCCTGACCCAATACGGTTTTTCCACACTGGCGAGCCACGGAAATCAGCCCAGCACGATTAACCAAATCACCAGTTTCAGAATCCGCTTCAAACAAACCGTTAAGCGCGTACAGCTGCCAATCCATCAACTGAATCTTCATGTACTTCTCCGCAAACTCAGCAACCAAACCTGCGTAGACAGAATCCCCTTTCCGCATCGTTTCCAATCGGGGCTGAGCCCTACCAATTCTCGAGTAGTCCGACTGGTCCTGGCCAGTTCCCGCCAGTTCTGCCTTCGGGGATACAGAGCTTAAACGCTTGCTCGGGGTGGGTTCGTTTGCTAAAAAAATTGGTTTTTCGGTTGTTTTTGGCGCGGCGTTCATTGCTTCGTTGCGGGCTTGTTGTCGTGCTGCGGTTTTGCGGTTGACATAGGTT